ATCGGGAAGATTTTCCCTGAAAATGGCTCGGCCAAACATTATTTGGACTAACCTGACCTAATATGACTCAATCAACTGAGATTGCCCGAGTTAGGGACGAATCGGCTTACCGAGGTGTGCCAAACCCTAGAATTCACACTAAATTGACCGATTACCCCTCTCACGGCGAGGCTATGATCAAATTTTGCGAGGAAATCGGCTACGAATTGCTTCCTTGGCAACAATGGCTGGCCCATCACTCACTGAAATACAAGCCAGATGGCCGGTGGGCGCATCCAATAGTCTGCCTATTAGTGGGCCGACAAAATGGCAAATCAACGTTTATGGCCCTCAATATCTTGTTCAGAATCTACGTTCTCAAAGAGAAATTACAAGTCCATACGGCTCACAAGCTGACCACCTCAGCAGAATTGTTCTACAAGATATATGGAATTATTGAACAGAGTCCTAGATTGCTTGGGGAATTCACTAAGAAGCTGGAGAGTAAAGGATTTCAAGAGCTTCAATTCACCGAAGGCCGACGTTATATCGTTCGCGCTAATAACTCAGCCGGTCGAGGTATCGCAGCGCCAAATTGCGTTCATATGGACGAGGTTAGAGACTTCAAAGATGACGACGTATGGTCTGCCTTGCGTTATACCCAAATGGCCAGCCCAAATCCTCAAACCTTTATTTATACTTCCGCTGGCGATCAACATTCCATTGTTCTAAATCGCCTCAAGGAAAGAGCCTACGCGGCAATTCACGGAGCCAATGACGATATTGGCTGGTTCGAATATTCGGCGCCTCACGGCATCAAATTTGATAACTCACCTGACTTCTGGCTAGGCGTTTCGCAAGCTAATCCATCACTTGGTCACACAATTCATCCGGACAATATCCGAGCGGTCTTATCAGACCCCGAAGACATTGTGCGCACAGAGGTTTTGACTCAATGGGTCGATACCATCAGCCCAGTTATCAATCCTTCCCAATGGGAGGCTTGCAAAGTTGAGGGACTTCGGCTCAACCCTGAGTCCGATACTTGGCTGGCTATCGATCTCAGCCCAGACAGAAAACAAGCTGCTCTAGTCGCTAGCCAGAAACTTGAAGGCGACCAATTCCAAGTCATATTGCTGCAGACTTGGCATAACCCACAGAACTTGGACGATAAAGCGCTGGCTAATGACCTTGCCGAATGGTTTAGAAAATACCCAGTCCAACTTGTGGCTTACTCAGCTCGTACTGCGTCGGCGGTCGCGGCTAGACTTGCTCCGGCTGGTATCCGGACTGAGCCAATCGATGGACTAGATTATGCCCAAAGTTGCGATGAACTTCTCGGCGCTATTTCATCTCAGCGGTTAGCCCACTCGGGACAGGAAGAGCTGACCAAACAATGCTTATCCGCTGTCAAACTACCTTTCGGTGATGGCGGATGGGTAATGGGTCGAAAAGTAAGCAACGCGGTTATTTGTGGGGCGGTTGCCTCAGCGATGGCGACTCACTTCGCCACAAAGTCAAATGACGGCGTCGATATTGTCATTATGTAACACACTCGCTTTACAATATTAGGCAAATGGGTGCTATCCGCGACTTTCTATTTCCACAAGTAACTTCTGCCAAGCCTGAGAAGGTCAGCGACGTTACCGCCGCACTAACTCCGGTACAAATTACCGATTCTGTTTATAACATTCTTGGCGGCGCAACAAATACGACTCGCCAGTTGGCGATGAGCGTTCCGTCAGTTGCTCGCGCTCGCAATATCATCTGCGGAACTATCGGATCACTACCTCTCACAACTTTCAATCGAATTACTGGCCAATACGTAGATCCTCACCGCGTTATCAATCAGCCAGATCCTCGCGTTGCTGGATTCGTTATCTATAACTGGCTTGCTGAAGATATTTGGCTTTACGGCGTCGGTTATGGCCAAGTTCTTGAAATGTATTCGGCTACTGATGGCGGACGCGTTAGAGCTTGGACTCGCGTAAGCCCAGAGCGCGTCACAGTCGATACAGATTTCCGCAACACAGTTATCGAGTCATACAAAGTCGATGGAATGGCAGTACCTAACTCTGGCGTCGGCTCGTTGATTCGCTTCGATGGCCCAGATGAGGGATTACTTCATAGAGCTGGTAAGACAATCAACGCGGCAGTATTTCTCGAGAACGCTGCTGTCAATTACGCTAAAGAGCCAGCACCTTCAATGATTTTGAAATCAAATGGCACAAACCTAACTGCTGAAAGAGTTTCATCACTTCTCACAGCTTGGAGAACTGCTCGACAGACTCGTTCGACAGCGTTCCTCAATGCTGACGTAGATTTGAAAGAATTCGGTTTCGATCCTAAGTCGTTACAACTTGCAGAGGCTCGTCAATATGTCGCGCTTGAACTTGCTCGCGCTTGTGGCATCCCTGCTTACTTCTTGAGCGCCGAAACGACTTCAATGACATATTCAAACGCAGTTAGCGAGCGGCGCTCACTTGTTGATTTCTCCCTTCGCCCAATTCTCAAGGCGATTGAAGAAAGACTCTCACTACCGGACTTCGTACCGAATCCAGTAATGACGCGCTTCGCACTTGACGACTTCCTTCGCGGTAACGCATTGGAACGCGCTCAGGTTTATGAAATCCTGAACCGAATCGGCGCGATGAGCGTTGAGCAGATTCAACGAGAGGAAGACCTAATACCAAATGAAAATTAGTATGCCTATGGTCGTTACTGCGGCCGATACTGTAAAGCGCACAATTAGCGGAACTATTGTGACTTGGAACGAGCAAGGCAACACTTCTGTTGGCCCAACTGTGTTCGCCAACGATTCAATCGAAATGAAGCCAGTAAAATTGTTACTCGAGCACGACAGAACAAGACCCATAGGAAAACTTGCAGAGTTCAAAAAAACAGATATGGGAATCGAAGCTACGTTCGTTTTAGCCAAAACTTTTGCTGCGGATGATGCCCTTGAAGAGGCCGCTACCGGATTGAGAGACGGCTTTAGCGTTGGCGCACAAATCAACGAATGGACTAACGTCAAAGGCGTTATGCAAATTACTTCCGCAACTCTTGATGAGGTTTCACTCGTTACAGATCCAGCAATCGATTCGGCTCGCGTTAGCGAAGTCGCCGCTTCCGAAAATGAAGCACCTAAAGAAGATTCTGCTCCGGCAACCGCTGAAGTAGAAACCCCAACCGAAGGAGAACAAGTGTCAGACACTACCGCTCCTGCTCCTGCCGTAGAAGAAGCGGTAGAAGCAGCTAAAGTAGAAACTGTCTCGGCTTCACGCCCAGCTTTCTACACAACCCCTCGCCTTGAATTTACCAAGGCTAAGTATCTCGAGAACAGCGTTCGCGCAAAGCTCGGAGATGACGTTGCACGTCAGTACGTTATGGCTGCAGATGACACCACAAGCAACAACGCTGGTCTCATCCCAACTCGCCAACTAACTGAAATCATCAACCCACTTTCAAATGCTGATCGTCCAGCAGTTGATTCAGTTTCCAGCGGCGTTCTACCAGATGCCGGTATGAGCTTCGAAATTCCTAAGCTCACAGCAGTTCCAACAGTCGGCGAAGAAGCAGAAGCCGCTGCAATCGATGAGACAGGAATGACAAATGAGTTCCTCTCTGTCTCTGTAAAGAAGTACGCTGGAGGCCAGACCTTCTCCGTAGAACTTCTTGATCGTTCCTCACCTGCGTTCTTTGATGAACTCGTTCGTCAAATGGAATACGCATACGCAAAGGCAACTGACGTAGCAGTTATCGCTGGCCTTGTCGCTGGCGGAACTGACGGCGGAAACCGCACACTCGATGCTGCAGGATTCCTCGATTTCGTATCAGATGCTTCCGTATCCGTTTATAAGGGAACTCTTGGAACTGCAACAAACATCCTCGTTAGCCCAGAACAATGGGGCAACATTATGAACCTCGCTGATGCTGGTCGTCCGATTTACCAGAACCTCATTGGCCCATCCAATCAAGGTGGCAATCTTTCTGGTGGCGCAGTTCGCGGAAACGTATTAGGTCTCAACCTACGCGTTGCTCGTAATCTCGCAACAGCGGCTCCAACTGGTGATAACTCAATCATCATCATCAACCCAGATGCATACACTTGGTATGAATCTTCACGTTTCCGCCTACAAACAAACGTAGCTCTCAACGGCCAGATCGAAGTGGCTTACTATGGCTACGGAGCGCTTGCAACTAAGGTTGCAGCTGGCGCTTACAAGTGGATGGTCGCGTAACAAAACTCAATAGTCTGAGCCAGTCCGCTCCCGAGCTGGCTTAGACCCCTAGAACGAAAGGACGGCGAGATGCCTTCGATAGTTACAG